TTATAGTATCTGGCTTCGGAGTAGTATAAATCTTGTCAATGTAGTATTTTTCTTGATGATTTTTTTATCTTCTATCCTTTCTTTAGATAGAGTTGTCGTTGTTACAGGAATTCGTTCTTTCTCTATCATTACTTCTTTTTTTGCTTGTATTTCAGTATTTTTACAAGCTATAAACATTACTAAAAATAATACGATTGCTATTTTTTTCATTCTTTTTCCCCTCCATTTTTTCCTTTGAAGAATTCTGCGACATTCTTTTTACCAAATAATCCCGTCACAAATACTCCACATGTCATCATTAAAAATGAAGGAATATTCACTTCAAAGAAGATATATCTTCCATCTTTAACATAAGCAGCAATGGAGAGAAACAATCCCCACAAACAATACAAACAACCAATCCAGACACAAACTGGAAAAGTGATAGGGATAATTCTTGCAAACAACTCCTTATTTACTTTCATATTTTCAACATCTAATCTTCTCAATTCTTTCTCTAATTCGGCTTGAGTATTTTTGTCCGGTACAAATTTATTTACTATTTTTAATGCTTCATCTAATAGTGGTAGATTCATATTCATTCTCTCCTTATTTTTTAAATGCTATATTTCTGGCATTTTTTAACTGATAATGTGCTCCTTCTTGAAAGCTTTCCCAATTTCCTGCCCACTCTACTCCATATTTTTCAAGCAAACCATTTTTCTTGGCAACCTCATAGAGTTCTTTATAATACTTGAAATTCCAGTCTATGTCCCCTTTTGATGTATATTTTAAAATACACACATCTGCAGCATACCCGTATCCATCTATTTTTTCTTGATGATTTGATGGATATTTATATCCGTCACATCTGGTCACAACAGCTCCTTTCCTTGTTCTTCCTTGCTGATATAAAGCATTTTGCTGAGCTGCTGTTCTCACCCCTGCAGTCACTTTAAAATCTAAGTTACTAACAGATATAAGTTCTTTCATAAATGAAACTAGCTCTGGATGAACTCCAGCTAATTTTTTTAATGATTCTTCACTAAATTTGTAGTGTCTTTCCATATTCCTCCCTTCCTCATTATTCCCATACAATTTTTTCAATTTCTTCAGTCGATTTACATTTTTCTAACTGCATCGATAATTTTCCAAATTCTATGAATATTTCTTCTTTTCTCAACTGATACAGAGTATTGATTAAGAGAATTTGTTCAAAGCTGAATAGAGCGATAGAATTGTTTGTTAATATCCAACCAACCTTTCCTGTTTCCAGAAAAGTCTTAATTTTTTTCAAAATTTCTTCAGGAAGATGAAATGCAGATAGTTTGGAAATATCTTCTGGTTTATCAACTCCTAACATTTTCAAGGTATCTAATGTACTTTTAAAACCTAGAAAGTTATTAACATCGTTATTTTTCATCTGAAATTCATATTCCTTATCGATTTGAACTTTTAAATGAGAACTTATCTTTTTTTCTCTAATTATTTTAAGTTCTTCCCTCTTCTTATTTTTCACATCTACCAAGTCAATTTTCCATTCTTTGCCATTCCATACATGATACTTTGATGGTCTATGAATTTTACGGAGCTTTCTATCTCGTATAATTTCTCCTTCCTCAAGATCGATTTCAATTCCTTCAAATACACATTCCTCTTTATTCATTTCTCTCAATATTCTATCTTTGATAATTGGATGCTTTAACTTTGCTTCTGTGATGAACATTCCTTCTTTATACTCATGATAATAGTTCTGAGGATTCTCTATAACATCACTCACACTATTTGCCCAAACAGAATATACATTTTTTATACCGTCATAAAAATGAACAATCAACATTTCTTCTCCCTCCTTGTTTTTGTATAGATTTTCTAATCTCTTGAGAAATTCAAGACTTTCTATTTTAAAAAATCCTTTATTTTCAATAAGTCAATTTTTTCTGAAATAGATTTTAAAATCACAATTCTAAAAGCTTTAGAAAATAGACTTATTGATTTTAAAAGAAAAATCGAAATAGAAGTACTCGAAAATCTTTCGAGATTATTTTAAATAGACAGTAAAGTTCTCTATGTCTGCATAGATATGATTTTCTTCAATAGTTAAAAAGAAACCTCTAAAAAAATAACCTTCGTAGTTTCCTTTAAATTTAGCTGTCACAATTCCGCCAAACGCTTTGTGAAGAGGGTTATCACAAACAACTCTATCGCTTCCGATGCGAAACTGTCTTTTTACAGTAACAAAGCCATAACAGACTTGATCATCTTTGTCGTGGAAGAATGTTATTTTTATAAAATCATTTTCTATAATTTTTTTAAATAATTTGTGTAGATTATTCAATCTATTGAGAAGTTCCTTATTGTCGAACGGTTCGAAATATGAACTGTTTGCAGATGTATAACTATTTGTTTCTTTGCAGTAGAACATTTTTTTAGTATTACTATCATAGTAAGCATTCCCTGCTATTTTTTGTCCATCACTGCTAATCAACCCTCCGTATTCTTTCACGCCTAAGCTTTCTGCCAATCTGTGGCCTTCCATAAATTCTCCACTTTTTAATCCAAAATTAGGCTTGCCAGTTATATTGCTCCAGCTTAAATTCAAGCTATCTAATGCATCTTTTATTTTTTTTACTGCTCTAGAAGTAGCTAGTGTTGTAGAACTGTCTGAATCATCTGCATCGGATTTTGATAAATTAAATCCGCTCATTTTTGAAATTTTAGGCTCTTTCTCAGCAATTAAAGAAGTTAGTTTATTCCATAAATCTAATGCTCCTTTTGCTGTAAACAATTTACTTGAGTCATTTTCTGTCAAATTTGTTTTTTCTAAATTTCCTCCACTTTTCCATTCAATGACATCTTGTTTTTCTTTCAGTTTTCTCTCAACAAATGCTTTTGTCACATATAAATCAGAAGAATCACTATTTACAACGATGCTATCCACATTTGATATTATTAGGTTAATCCCAATTTCAGCCTTATATGGTCCATCTGTTTCAGGAGGAACAAATGAAGTTTCATCTCCATCGTTCATATAGAAAAATAGTATTTCCTTCCCTTGGTCTGAAACAAAAATTCCAATTTCTCTCAAATAATATCCATCCTTCAATGCTACATTATCTGCAACAGCATTTAATGTTATTGTGTCTCCATTTGAAATTTTATCTAAAATTTCTTTTTCTGACTTTTGATTCTTTAATCTTTTAAATGTTTCTGGATTTTCATAAGATAATAAACTTCCATCGCCAAATTTCATGCTTTTAAATTCTATAGTTCCATGATTTGTTTTTATTTTCGCTAAATATGCTTTTCCTTCGTTTGTTAACCCATTAAACTTCATCTGCTCATCTCCATTCTTTTATTTGCATAACTGAAATTTTTTTATACCCTCCAACATAAATTTTAAAATCTTTTTCATTTGATATAACAATCGAATCCAAGATACTTCTTACATTTTTATAACTATCAATTAGCTGAACTATTTTCTTAATTTCATCTGGATTGTTATTTTGTTTTTTTGTTACTAATCTAAATGTAAAAGGTTTTCCTTTATACTCAAACCATTCTTGAATATCAATTGTATAATTTAATTTTTTTAATTGATCAACGACTGCCTTTTTAGTTCCCTTATTAGCATGAATCCAGTATGCTCCTTTAATAAGAGAAATTTTTATATCTCTATCTAAAGTAGAACTATAGTTATCAACATTAAGCCCCCAAGCTATTTCATCTAAAACTTTATCTTTCTGAAATTCTAAAGTATAGAATATCGCTATCTTTTCAGAACCAAAAAGAACATACTCTTTTAATATTTTCTCTATTACATTAGAAAATGCCATTAAATTTCTATACTTTTTCAAATTCTCTGGAAAAATTTCACAATAGTCTGAGTTCTGTAAATTATTCATCCTCTTCTCCTTGATATTTTAAATTTACTATGTTTTCTTTCGCTACCGTATTCCTCTCTAGTTTTACAAATTTAAAATCACTCAACTCTACTCTTTTTGCTCCAGCCATGACAATTAGCTGAATTAACTTATTTGGATTTATATCCCTTCCAAGTCTTGATTTTTGCCAATCTATATATTCTTGCAATGCTATTTCAATCTTATTCTTAATAAAAAGAACATCTTCTCCCTTTTTTATCCAATATTTTCCTGAAATATTGTAAGAATGTTGCTTAGGTGCTTCTACTTCTACTTTATCTGTCAAGGGGCGAATACTTTCATCGTCTAATTTTGTACGAACTATTTCCAAAACTTCCTTTGAAGGTATTTGCCCAGATACCAAAAGTGGAATCACTTTTACCACTCCGGGAGTATCTTGAGGAGTATATATATGAGTATCAATAATATCCTGATGAGCTGTAATAGTGTGATATTGATATGCTCCATACGGTCCTGCCACAGAAAAAGCTTTTGGCTTTAATCTAATCCTATCTCGATAAGAATTATCTCCTTCCTTCGTTGATCCTCCAGTACTTTTTGTAATGTTTGATACAGAAAGTAAGTACGGTATATCGTCTATAATCGTATTTATTTCTCCAATTTCAACTTCATTTCCAATCACTCCTGAAAGCAAACATCTGACTTTCCCTGTCACCTTTCTTCTTCCTATTTCTAGTCGAAGCTGTTCGATACTTTCGAAATATAAGTTTCCTTTCGACACTTTATGTCCTTTTGGAATTATTATTTCTTCATCAAAAACTTTTGAAAATGTATATTCAATTAGACATTCAGAACTTCTCTCCTGAATTCTTTCCACATCCATCAATTCCCCAAGAGCATCTAAATATTTTCCTGATGAATATTTTAATAAATTCATTTTCCCAACGAAATTAACATAATTTTTCGCAGTTGATAAAATATATACTACCCAATCTATAAAGTCTTCCGCCGGATCTCCTTCTTGTATTTTTACTTTCATAATTTCTTCATATGCTTTTTTACTATGTTGTTTTATTTCATTTGTATCTAACTCTATGAAATTGAAATCATTCATATAACAACCTCCCCAATGATTTTTATTTTCATCTTAGCAAGGCTCGGTTCTCCCATAATTTCAACACTTTCTACTCGAAATCTTTTTTCTTCTCTTTCTATCTCTTCCACGCAATCGGCGATAATTTCTGCTTTAATATATTCAAATGGTCTATCCACATGATTTATATCAACTCCTTTTTGCCTAGCCAAAACAATATTTCCTCTTATTCGTGCTACTATATTTCCAATATTTTGAACAATTTCTTCCTCCCTCGTTCTATCAAATTTATATATTTTTATTTCTGAAGAACTCACTATAATTTCCATCAGTTATACTCCTTCAATTCAATTCCTAATTCTACTTTTGTTGTACTCCCAAAAGCACTATATCCCTTTGGATCCTCTGATATTCTTGTAATGACATAATTCCCAATTTTTCTTCCTCCTAGAATTAACCGTAAAACTTTTCCCTCTGTCATATATTTTTCAAGAATCTTTTTTTCTTCTTCAATGTTGACATTGAAAAATCTATTCAAATGAATAGTAAATTTAATCTGACTCAATTCAATCCCATCGAATTGTAACTTTGGTTTTTCATGCATAATTTTATGCTCAATCCAACGCACAGATGTTTCTTTTGAAAAAGAATGAAATGTTTTTGTGTATAAAGAACTAGCTGCAAATACATAATTACCTAAGCTTCCTATTAACATTATTCCGGACCTCCTGTTTTACTATTTCCAGGACTAATGCCTGAATGGACATGAGCAGTAAGAGAGACTTCTTTCGCAATAACATCTCTTGTTACATTGACTATCCCATCTATGTCAACATTTCCAGCTATTTTTATTTTTGGTGAAGAAATTTCCATTTCTGTTGCTATAATCTTAATCGTTTTTTTACAGTCTATATACAACTCTGATTTATTTTCATCGTATTTTATTGTTGTTCCGTCTTCATAAACAGTCATAAATACCCCTTCTCCTGCCTCTGCAGGAATAGGAGTAGATTTATCATAACCGGATCCTAGATAAAATCCAAAGAACGAATTTTCAGGAAAAATACAAATTCCTGATTCTCCAATTTTCGGTAATGAATAATTTTTTGTTTTCTCACTTCTTCCCATAAGAACCGGAATTTCAGCCGACGGAATTTCTAAATCTTCAAAAATCACTTTTACTGTTCCTCTCTCTGGGAATAAGCTACTTACTTTCCCGTATCGGATCATGATTCCACCTCCATTGGTATAATTTTATGCATTTCTGCTGTCATTTTGTAATCCAGCAAGTTAATTTTTATATCATCAATCAGATATTTCCCTGAAAATTTTCCAAAATCATTTAGAAAAATAGTATCTCCGGGAGATAACAACTTTTCCTCTCCCATAAAAATGATTGTACTTTTACATTCTTTTCTATTCTTTCCTTTTAATGCTTTTTTTGCTATTTCTTTTAATTGTTTATCTTTTTCAACTTTATTTTTCCCAGTGATATGTTTATCTTCGTTAATCAATAGATCTCTTTTATTTTTCTTTTTATAAGAACTTCTGTTCTTTATACTGAACTTCTTTTCAACATTCTTTTTCAGTTTATAATCATAGTATCGAATCGTACAGCTAGAATAAGTGTCCGTGTCTTCGGTATAAAAACGATAACTTTCTAATTGATTTTTCGTAAAAACTTTCTTTATCTCCTCTTTCTCATATTTTTCTTCTTCAAATACAACTATTTTTTTATTAAACAATTTCAAGTTATACCCTGCTTCTTCACATAATTTCTTTAAGAAATCAAAATCCGATTGTAATTTTTGCTCAATTCTTAAATATTTACGATTAAAAGAAATGTCACAGATATATTCTATCTTTCTATTTTTTGCAATATCACTTAAAATTGTCTTAAAATCGACATTTTCCCATACATGATTTTCTTTTTTATCAACAATATCGGAATTTATGTCATAAGAAATTGCTTTGATATTTACAACATCAGGAGGACCGCTAAAATCTACAGTATCTATAAAAAATGTTCCCATATCATGTGCTACGATTCTCTCTATTTCTCCCCAATTTTCCAATTGTAACAAAATCCTAATTTCTTCTCCTTTAGAAGGTAGCCACGAAGATAACCATACTCCATCTCTGTTTTCCAAAGTTAAATCTAAAGTGTCCAAATCATTGATAGAATCATTTTGAGAACAAGAAATCAACTGATTGTGTATTTCTGACGATATATTTTTGCCCTCATAAAAAACAACAAGAGAAGCTCTTCTTGCAGCTTTTATATTTTTTTCTGTGTCTAAAAACATTTCTATCTCCTCCATGGTGGAACATCGATGTCTATAATTTTTAAATTCTTATATCTTAAAGTTATCCCTGCCGGAAATACAAAGTATTCTGAGAATTCTTCATTCCATTTTTGAAGATAATCCATTGCTTTGGAATCATTTAGCAAAATATATGCTATCGAATCCCAAGTATCTCCATCATGTGTCGTATAATATTTCCAACTATCTTCCATAACCTCTTCTCCTTTGTTCTCTTTCATACTCTCTCATCATTGATTTGAACTCACGAAAAGCTTCTTCTTTTGAATTCTTAAGCTCCTGTTGTACCCCTTGCAAATCGCTAGCTTGAATCGTTGGAGAATATACAAATTGAAAAGAATTTGATTGGCTGCGATCGTATGCTCCAATCATTTGTCCTGTTTTCTCCCATAGATTTAAGCTTCTATTGCTTCTATCATGCGGGATAATGGATTCCGAGTATCCACCTTCTCCGACCCATGCTATAGTAGGATTGGAAACAATCCCGCCTGCAGCATATCTTGGTAAAGACCTGCCCGGTGGCGAATATTTAGGTTCTTCTCCAATTCCTAGTAAAGATTTTCCCTTATTCACTATCCAATCAAACTTTTCTTGTAATTTAGAAAAAATCCCTAGATAAAACTCTAAAACACCAGCCCCAGTGCTTTTAATAGAATTCCATTTTCCTTCAATCCAAGAAAATACATCCCCTAAAATTTCTTGTGTGGAAGCTTTGAAGGAATCCCATTTTAAAATAATATTGGTAACCATGTTAGCAATATTATCCTTTAATTCTCCAGCCTTTTCTTTTATCGTGTCCCAATTCCTGTATACCTCTATTCCACCTTTTACTAATGCTCCTAATGGTCCTAACATAAACCAATATTTATCTACCAATTCTACTACTTTATTTTTTAAATCAATTGCACCTTGCTTTACTGTATCCCAATTTTTGTATAATAAATATCCTGCTGCAACGATGGCTATTATTCCTGCAATATACCAAGTCAGTGGATTTCCTAATAAAGTAACTCCAAAGCCCTTTATCGCTTTTACACCTTTTCCAAATCCAGTAATTAACTTTTTCCCTACAGAAAATAATTTAGTTCCAAATTTACGCTCAGTCATAAAGCCTGCAACTTCCATATATTTAGAATATGTCTTGATTCCCCACGATACCGGTTTCAATACAGCTCCAAAACCTAACATTGCAATGGAACCATATCCAATCCATTTCATAAACTGCTTAAATCCCTCAGGATGCAATTCTTGAAATTCCGTTATTTTAGAAAGTAAGTTAGAAAATGAAGTTAAAATTTCATTGACTTCCGGTAACAGTAAGTTTCCCAATTGACTAAAAGCAATACTTGCTTTCCCTTTCAAAATCTCTATTTGATTCTCTGTAGTAGCTCTCTTAATATCTGCTTCACTATCCACACTTCCCTTTGATTCCGACCCTTTTACTTTTTCTAAGTTCTCATGAAGTTTATCTAAATTATTAAATAATTTAGATGCACCTTCTAATCCTTCTTGTCCAAATAATAATGTTAATATTCCTGTCCTTTCATCTTCCCTTTTATTTTTGATAGCATTAAAAACTTTGAATAATGCTTTTTCAGCATCTTTTTGTGCCAGTTTTGCTAATTTTACAGGATCTATCCCTAGCTTTGCATACATCTCAGCTTGACTTTTTGTTGCCGCTTCTCCTTTAGCCATAGCAACAAATATTTTTTTTGCGCCTGTTGCTGCTACCTCTGCTGCCATACCTTGCTCTATTAAACTAGCTCCAATTGCAGCTACTTTATCGGCTGAAAACCCTGCTATTTCTCCAATACTTCCTACTCTATTTACAAAATCAACAATACTAGCTGTTCCTGCTCCTGTCTTATTTCCTAAGTAGTTCATTTGATCAGCTAATTTTACAAGCCCGTCATAAGGTAATTTTAGAGCATTTTTCATATCAAACATTGCTTTTGCCGCTTCTTCACGATTCATATCAAATGCCATTCCAATCTTTGATGCTAACTCAATATATTGTATTGCTTCCTTTTTATTCAATCCGGATTGTCCTGCCGAAGCTGCCGCTCCATAAAGTTCATCCAAACTGATTGCAATTTTTTTCTCTGTAATAATTTTATGCAATTCTTTTTTGAATTTATCTTCTTCCTCTTTATTATCGAAATCAAACTGTTTCTTGACATCAGCAAATGCTCCTTCAGCTTTTATCGCTTGTTGAATTGGTTTGTATAATAAACCTAAACCGGCTACTCCGGCTGTAATCGCCTTTCCTCCTATTTTAGATATTCTTCCCGCAGACTTATCTAAGCTTGCCGCTTTATTATATCGATTTGTAGCCTTCGTAGCCTGTTGTACTTGTTTTTCCAATACTTTATATGACTCTGCTGTATTTTTTATTTCTATATTCTTTGATTTTAAAAGCTTGGCAGTTTCCCTTACTCCATGAAGCTCTTTAGAATAAGATTTATTTAAATTTTGTAATTTTTTTTCTAGATTAGAGAGAGCTTTTGCATTCTCTTTTGTTTGTCCATGCTCTCCTTTCATACTTTTTCTCAATTCTTCAATAGCTGCCTTTGTTTGTTTTATTGTTCTTGCTTTTTCAAATAAAGCTTTCTTATCCTTGTCATATTTAGCAAGTAATTGTTGTGACCGTTGTAAATTGATAATTTCTTTATTTAACCCGGAAACACCTTTACTTGCTATTCCAAATGATTTTGAGAATGCTCCTCCGACAACAGCTCCTATTCCAAAAGAAATTCCTATTTCTTTCATAGAACCTCCAAATAAAAAAACCACCTATCTTATTTCAGATAAGTGGTTTTTGAAATATTCTTACTATTTAAAATAATTTCAATATGAATGATAGTATACTAATCACTGCAGATAATGCGAGAAAAGCTATCAATATAAATCCCATAGAGATGTAAGACCATGCTATTTCAATAAAATCTACAATATATCCCCAGCTAAACAGCATAATAGCTATAAAGCATACTACGATAAAAACATTTTTTAACTTACTTTTATTTTCTTTTGGGGGAGTAGAGTATTTTTTTAAGATTTCTTTTACATCATGATTTTCTATATGATTTATCTTATACATTATCCATCACCTCTTAAAAGAATTGTATCTCAAATTCCCTTAAAAAGCAACCACTTATTTATTATTGTGCTTGTTTTTCAAGAATTTCTACTAAATCTTCTGTCCATTCTGTCAGTTCTTGAAAATTGATATTCATAAAGTAATCTATACCTGTTTTCGTTTCCTTGCTTAAGATTAAGATTGCTTTTCTAATGCTTTTAGTAAAGTCGCTCCCCAACCCAAGCCATCGTACAAACCCTTAACTGCATTTGTAACCTCTAAAAATTCTAATCCGGTCATTTCTTCTATCATAGTGTCATAAGAACATCCAATCATTTTAGAAGCAACGATTGCTAGAAATGCTCTTGAACTTTCTATATCCCCTTGTGGAAAGACTCCCCCTGTCATTAGAAATTCTCTTTCTGCTTCTAATAAAATTTTTGGAGTAAAGTCTTCTTTTTTAATTTCTATTTCATCTGTTTCAAACTCTTTTCCATTTTTTATACACTTTATTTTTTTTTGTAATTTCATGAACTCCTCCTACATTCCCATAGCATCTCGAACTTCTGCTAGTAAATCCGTTCCATTTACATTGAATATCATGTTGATTTTATCAATTTCAAGCACTGTTTCTCCATCTACTTCTACTTTCAAATAGTGACATGCAAACTTCTGATTCGATCCGGATGGCTTTCCTACTTCCAATTTACCGAGTGCCATACTTTTCGGAACTACTCTAGCTGAAACTTTTAATCTTCCTTTGTTAATCGTTCCATTTACCATGTCTGTTGACTGTGTAGCTGCTCTAAATTCCAATGCGTATACTTTTTGTGAAAAAAGAGAAAAATCTTTTTTAATCAATGTTCTAAGATTTAATCCTATTTCTAATGCTGAAAAATGTCCTAAAGTAGGTGAATCAATTTCTCCTGCAATACCTGCTCCACTAATTGTTTCTGACATATACTGAATGTCAGGAAGGTCTACATCAACCAATGCTGAAGGAGACATTTCCCCATCAACAAAACATCTATAGTTAATTATTTTCTCTGGAATAATTCCAATTGTTTTTGCCATTTTTACCTCCTAAAACAAGTTTTCATAGTATTTGGTATCAATCTCTAAGTCAAATATAATTTCTTCTGCAGGCAATGCCGGAGTAAAATATAACTTGAACTTAATTTTCCCATCGATTAGACTTGTAGTCGGATTATCCGCTCTTCTAAACTCTACTCTTGCTCCTATTATTTTTCCTGCTGCTACCAGTCCATTCAACCAAATATTGATACTGTCTGTAATTGTCTCAATTAGAACTTTGTTTGTTGGGCTGTCTACTTTTTGCCAATAGGTTAAGACTAATGAATTAATTAACCAGTTAAACATCATTCTACTTACAATAAATGCATCTTTTGGATCTGATACTGCAGGATAACAAGATGTTCTATTTCCCCAAAATCTCCATCCACCAATCCAGTTAATGACTGTAGAAATCCCTTGGCTATTTAAATAGTTCGCTTCATCCAACCCTAGTCGTATTGCCGTTCCATCTGCTAATACTGATGAATCTCCTTTCATATTCTGATTCGATGGAGATTTGAATGGCACATCTTCTGAATTAAATGCTAACAGTTGAAGTAATGCTGCTTTCTGTGTTGAGATGTGATACTGTTGATTCCCCAGTGCAATCTTTGGAAATGATACATCCAAAAAGGTAGAAGAAATATTATTATCATTTTTTGCTTTTGTGGCATCTCCATATTTTTTCACTTTTGTAGTATCTAAATCTACCAATCCCATAGCTTGAAAATGTCCGTTGATTTTTCTGGCTTTTGCTTCAATAACAGCAGCAACTGTGGAATCTGTTGACCACTTTGGTGCTAATAATAAACTTGGAACTTTTCGGTATTTCGGAAATACATCGGCTACCACTTCCAACCCGGTTTTCTTCCCTGTTTCTCCATCAATTCCACCTATAATTTCTTTTGCTTTAATAGCTGATAAATCTAATGTACTATAACTTACTTGAATTGCTCCTGATTTTTCTTCTTTAGGAATCAATAGCAGTTGCCCTTTTTCATTAAATTTTTTAGTATGTTCAAATGAACTTGTAATAACCACAGTATCTGCAAGAATACCGGTATCTTCTAATAAATACATTCCATCTACCTGAGAAATACTTTTATTGGAAACTTCTTTTTTATGCTTGCTTGGATCCAATATATTGATTAAGACAATAGGTCCTATGTTAAATTTAGAAAAATGAGTATCGATTGCTTCGCATAGGGTATAATTTTTAAAATCATCTGAATATCCAAAATATTCTACTGCTTCTGCATACGAACTACACAACATAGGTTCATTTATATATTGTTTTTTACAAAGGTTGATTGGAGCTGTTCCAACATACACCGGTGTAATACCATCACTAACAGCTGCAATCAATCTCGTAGGACTTTCATTTCCTGTTACTCCATGTCTAAATGCCATCTATTTCCCTCCTAATTTTTCTTTCAATAAACCGTAATATATTCTATTTATTTCACTATTTCTTTCATGAATTTTTTCTGTATCTATAAATAACTTAGCTGCAATTGGATACTCTTTTATGGCTTGTTGTACATTGTTCGGATAAGTATTCAAATAAACACTGTTTTCTATCAAATGATACTTTGAAATTGTAGGACCTATGTACATCTTTGACATTTTCTCCTCTACAACCTCTTCTTTTTTTGTTTTTGCCAACTCACTCACCTCCATCTAGCCAATCTTTATAATCTTCTCTGTAATCTTTTTCATACATTACATTTAATTTAATAAACCCTAAATAATAAGGATATGGCTGTGTTTCCGGATGACTCCACTCAGCTTCAGGCAAGATTTCAAACCTATTTTCTAATATTCCAACTTTCAACAATGTATCGAATATTTTCTGTGTCAACTCTGAAATTTTTATATATCCGCTTTCAGCATTTTTATCAAAAAGTCCAATAGAAACAATCACTGTCAAAATTTTATCCATTAGTGAGTTTTTACCTTTAATTGTTCTAATTGTTATTGCCGGAATTATAGTTTCTTCCGGATCTGGAGGTAACATTCCTGTATGAATTTGTATCTCTCTTTTTTCTCCTTGATAGACATCATATAACTGTCCTTCAATCAAAGGTTCTATGAGAGCTTTTATGCTTAATTCTAGTATTCTTACATCTATCATTTTACATATCCTTTCAGTATTCTATCTACCTCTTTTGCCATAATTTGTTCTAAATAGTCCTGTCCTTTTTCTACTGCATATTCTGACACTGTTTCTGAACCCAACATTTCAGAAATGCTGACAGTATAAAGCTGTTCGATAGGGTATCTACCTTTTTCTGTTTTCCTTTGAAAAATCCCCATATGTTGAATTCCTTCATGTCCTGTTTCTACATTTGCAACAAAAGGTTTCCCAAAAAGTCTTTCCTTCCCTTGCAGATTTTTAAAACCTTCAGATTTCTTTACCTTTACTTTTATGCCGTTTTTTTTACTATATGTGCCTATAAATTTTGATAAAGGAGTTCGGTAGGATTTTGCGGAAATACTTCCTCTTAATGTTAAAAAATTTGCTTTCTGCAAAACCAGTAGTTTTTCTACTTCCATTTTTTTGATGTTATATTCTGAAGTTACTTTTGCTTTCATTTCTGTTTTTACTTTCCCTAGAGCCTTATTAACTGTACCGGTTATAGCTCTTTCTATTCCATTTGGAATCCCTCTAAGTATAGCTTCTGCCACTTCTAAGTTTTTCACTTCTAAAAAATGTTCCATTAAAATCTATTCCTTTCTGCGAGTTCCATCACAAACAGTCCTTGTTCTTCATAAGCACGATGTACAACTAGCAGTCTTTTATTCAACCACACTTGCTTTCCGGAAGTATATTTTTCCAAAGACTCTTGATATTTTGTATATACAATAAAATCAACTTCACGAATCACACCTTCATATTCTTCCTTCGGAACTTCTGAATTTGGTTGTTCAATAACTCCAACATATTCAACAGAATCCAAAGTAAATACTTCTCCAAATTCTTCCATATTTAAAAATATTTCTAATTCTTCTTGAAGCTGCTCCTTGAAATTCATTTTTCTCCTCTTTTTCCTCGCTTACTAGTTTCTTTTTTCAGTTCATGATCTTCTTCCATTGCTTTTTTAGTTCTCTCTTCCAGTTCTTCTTCTGATAATCCATCTGTTGGATTTTCTTCTGTATTGAATGCAACCATAACCCCTGCTTCTTGTTCTTCCTCAATTTCGTCACTCTCGAAATTATCTTCCACAGAAACTCCTGTTAAAGTGTTTACAATATATTCCAATTCCTCTCCATCAAACTCAGCAATATCTCCAATCTTGTATTCTCCATAATTTCTCAAAAATTTTACTTTCATAGTTCTCCTTTCCATGAAGAGGGGAAAGATCCCCTCTTTGATTAAGCTTCACAAACTGTTACTGAAAAATATGTGTCAACATCACATGGTTGTAATACCGGTCTTGACTCTGTCGTAATTTTTGCAATTTTTGGATTTGTGGTATCCACATTAGAATATCTTTTCTTCACGTGAACCATTCCATCAGCCATATATATGATTGGAGCATATAAAATTTCTCCTTGAGATGGACCTCCTATTACCATATTAGCCGGTAACAATTGGATTGGCTTCCCATCTTCTCCAATTACTTTTCGATTGTATGAGAATAGCTCTACTCCAAATTTCATATAAGTTCCTAACCAAACAATTCCCGGATATAACCGCACCGCTTTTTTCACGAATTCACTTTGTAAATCTCTTGAAATTGCATCTTTATATCCTTTTGATTTTGTTAATAAATTCGCTGCTTTTGAACCTAATACCACATTTTCTGTTTTCAACCCATTTACTTCTGCAGAAGAAATCATTTCATCCAAACTTTCCAATGGCTCAATTCCTGATGCTGTCCATTTATGGGAAGAATCTAATGTTGATTTATTTCCTAACTCATAATCTACTTCATATCCTACTTTTCCATCTTCTGACTTCACAACTCCTGTTGTTAAGAATTGTGAAACCATCAATTCAATTCTATTTTTGATATAGTTTTCTTGATCTAATAGAATTTCTGCCATTCGTTCTCCAATTCGCTTGATAGGATTGTAATCATCATCTGATTGTCCTGGAGCTCTATCGAACGCATCTTTTGGTGTTAAAGTATATTCCGGACCAATCGAAGGAGCCTTGATGATATTTGACTTTTTAGACTTGTTATAAACAGGTCTTCCTGCTTCCAATGGTGTCAAAAATGGTGCTACCGCTTCTCCTGCTTTCGTGTATTCTAAAATGACATCTTCAGTCGTAACTGTATTTGACTTTGAAAAAAATAACTCTGTTAAAAAATCTCTTTTATTATCTAAATTTTGTCTTACTTTTCTGATTGTTTTTGGTGTATAAAATCCCGGCATTTTTAATCCTCCTTATTTTACAAAAATTCCCACTTTTCTCAATGCAACCACTAATTTTTTCTCATGTAAACCAAACTTTAAAAATCCTTTTACTAATCCTCCGGTTAAAATGATAACTGCTTCTCCCGGTGCCTCAATTGTTTCATAAGCCACTCCGTAGACATCTGTATAAGTCGCTCCATCATATTTTCCAAGATTTCCACTCGTATCAAGTGCAATCACATCTCCTACTTCGACTTTTGTTTTTAATGTCATATTCAAAGTTTCAACAGGGAAACTCCCTTGAAACATTCTCACATCTGCTTGTTGCTCAAATCTATTACTCTTTGCCATCCATTCTCATCTCCTTTTTATTTTTCTCCATCAAAAATATTTTTTGCTGCTGCACACAATTGGTCAACAACCCCTTCTTCTACTTCGTTTGTTACAGAAGGTGTAATGGTATTCAATCCTACCTCATTGGCTTCCGCTGTTGCTGTTTGAATTTCTGCTGCAGCCTTATTTGCATTTGACATATAAAATTCTGCCATAATGTCTTTCGGATCCCTCGCTTCCTCATATTTTGCCTTTGCAATAATTTCTTTTTGTTTGTCGTTCAATACAGGAATATCCTCTAAAGCCTTAATTCTATTTCTTTCCTCTCTAATCGCTGCCTCTACTTTTTCTTTCTCCTGATTTGCAATTTCAGCAACTATTTGTGTTTTATATTCATTCATTAGCTCTGGACATTGTGCTAATAATTCTTGTAAATTTTTTGGCATTTCTTCTCCTCCTTGATTGTTTTTTAATTCTATTTTATTTTTTATTTCTTCCACTTTATTCTTTAAAATTTCTGGATTAATGAAATTTTGTACAAAATCTTCTCTTGCAGCATTTAAAATATTATTCTCTGCATCTCTCATTTCACTAATCTCATCCACAAAACCGCTCTCTAATGCTTCACTTGCAGAAAACCATTTTTCCTCATCCATTTTTTGAGAAATTTCCTGCCTAGTAAGTTTTGTTTTTGTTTCATAAATGTCCAAAATAGATTCTTTTATTTTATTTAAAAAATCTATCGTTTCCCCTAGTGCTTTTGTGTTCCCTCTCACATATGTCCAAGGATTGTGAATCATAAATAAACATCCTACTCCCATGATGACTTTATCTGCACATAAAACTAAGAAACTCGCTGCACTGGCAGCTAATCCATCTATATATCCAGTAATTTCTACATTGTTTTCTTTTGCATAGCTTTTCAGCAAATTAAAGATAGCATTTGCTTCAAATACATCTCCACCACCGGAATTTACTCTCAAGTTAATTTTTGAAATATTTTTCAAGTTTTTTAACTCTTTTGCAAAACTATGTGAACTCACTTCTCCATATTCTTCCCATGCCCATTTTGTAATCGTTCCATAAATCCGAATTTCTGCAACACCTTCTGTTAAATTGTTAATTTCAAAGAATTTTTTATTTTTCGCCATTCTCTTTCACCCCCTTACGAATCTTGATTAAATCTTTTTCAAGAATAGCCAATTCTTTTTCTTCTTCTGCTCTCTCTCTAAAGATTTCCTCATAATCATATCCACCTGTAGCAGCTATGATACTTCGGCTTGTTGTGAAATTTTGCAATTCCTTCATGTTTGCATTTGCATCTTTGAGTGGATCCAAAGATGATTTTCCAGCTCCGACCCAAATGCAACGAGTAAATGCATAACGAATGGATTCATCTTCAAAAAATCTTGGACAATCAATATCTCCATTTTTTATCAATTCCAAAATAAATTCTTCATAAACTGGCTGACAAAAAGTCCTTTCTAAAATCTTTCTGGAGACTTGAAATCTTTGATGTGCTTCTTCTAAAGATGCTTTTGCAGCACTATAGGAATTTTTAAAACTTGACATCAAAACTTCTTTACTGATTTCCAAATTTGCTCCAATTTCCTCATAGATTGCTTCCACAAACTCTTTAAAGTTTTTATTCGGTCTTGAAGTAGAAAACTCCTTAATCTTTTCTCCCGGTTTTCCCACTACTAAAGTCCCGTGGTCTAGTTGAATTTTAGGTTGTTCTTGCTTACTTTCTGCAGTATTTTCATCCTCCATTTGAACTCCGAATCCACCTGCAAATCCTTCCTGTTCCGCATCTTCGCTTTCTACTATCAAACCAATCATTGCATTTATTACCGCAGCTGTAAGCTCTGAACTCTTATACCTCCCCAATTGTTTTAAAGAGAAAATAATCGGAGCTAGAATAGGAACTCCTCTTCTTTGACCGATTCGTTCCGGCTCAAAGATGTGTAAAATATTCTTTCTCCCTAAACTGTTAAATGCGGGATAGCCTTTCACTTCATAGTTGAAGTTATCTCCCGGATGGCTTGATGCGATATAGTATTTCTTTAATTCCCCATGTTCATCAAACTCAATTCCCGATTTTGTGTAATTGTTAGCTCCCGGTGGATTGATTACACGGTCTGCTTCCAATAACTGGATACATAACTCAATGTTTATTCCTTTTCTATTTTTTCTTAGTGGGATTGCAAAGGCATCTCCGTTCATAACCCAACTTAGCTGTAATAACGACTGTAGCTCATAAAAAGTAAACATTCTCGCTGCATCTGAATTCGTAGATAGAGCCCAAGCATTGAATTTATTTTTTATAATTCTTTCTAATTTCTTTGCTTCCTCTCTATCAATTCCCAAGTATGTGTAATTTATAGTCGGCTTTGGCAACAACCCGCTTCCAACTGTCTTTGTCCTCATTTTTTTGAGTGCTGCTCCTGCTAAATCATTATTCATGTACAAATTTCTTGACTTCGCTCTTAAGTCATCTAAACCAATCAAAATATCTGTATCCGGTCCCTCCGAAGAAACCAACCAATTTTGTAAAACAGGATCATCTTTGTTAGAATAACCATTCTCTATCTTTGCAAGATTGTATGCCTTTCGATTCTTTATTCTTGCGAGTCCAGCCTTTGGATTCAAAAATCCCACTGTCCAATCTATTACATTCATAGCTTCCTCCTATCTCGGAATAATTTGATATGTTCTCGGTCCTTTACTTTTTCGCTGTGCTTGTGCTAATCTGTCCGCCCATAGCTTTATATTTTTGTTTATTTCGCTAGAATTTACTCTTGTTAACACTCTGTTCCCAATTGTATAACTTTGTCCTTTCGAAACAGCTAAATCAGCGGCTAACCAAGCATTTAAGTGTTCTTTGCATTGTTCTTCTGTAAATATCATGCTTTTTCTCCTTTTCTCTTATATTTTTTGTCATGTAAGTCAATGGGAATCAATTCAATGCCTGCAGTCGCATAGTTTCTTAAATCCAGCGGTTCATTTCGCCTACCATCCAATATTTCCCATGCTATTTTCATTCCCTTTGGAGTAGATTTCTTCACTTTCACTTCCGCTGTCAAACCTTTGAAATAATCTAAGCCATAACCCTGTGTCGATGATTTTGGAAAATGACACTTTCCAGAACCTTGTAAAATAGATAATCTGGAATATGTCAAATCTTTTAAAGCATTCACTCCAAGGCTCAATAAATTTATGGATGGAACTCCTTTCTTTGTGGTTTTACGGAATCCATTTAACATATTCGTTCCCCAACTTCCTTGTCCCTTAATTGCATAAATTCCACGTTTTTCTTTTTTATAAACATACTTATATACGCTTCCTGTATGATGTCCTCCTGAGTCAATTAAACAAGCAGCAATCGTTAAATACTTCTTATTTTTGAAGAAGAATTTTTTTCTTAAAAATTCATCTAGCTGTAACCATACATCTTCTTTACCCGGATCACCCGGAAAATCTCTGTACACAATTCCATAACTTTCATATTCATAGCCCCAGCCAACTACTTCAATTTCTAATCTGTTATCTTGTACATCGACTCCAGCTGTTAAAATTACAATATCATCATGTAATTCAGCTCCGTATTCTTCTCTGCTTTCATACAATCCTTCATAATCCATAGCAGCTTCCAAATTTACACTGAATGTTTTTCCGAGAACAGTATTCATAAAAGTTCTGTATTGAAAATCATCATCCTTCACTTCCAAGTATTCTCTTACAATTTCTTTCCATGTTAACCACGGAGAAGCTAATGCATTGAGATGAAATCCTCTATTTTCCTTTTCCGTTGGAAATTTTGCAATCCATTTCCCATTCAGCTGTCTTTCTTTTTTCCATTCTTTTTCCTGTGCAGAATTATGGCAAAATTTACATTCCAGCTCAGGCTCTTCTAAATTTTTATATCTCATTTGCTCAAAATCCAATGCTTGATATTCGCCACAATACGGACAAGGTAAACTCCACTCTTCTTGAGAACTTGCTAAATAAAGAAGTTGAATTTTTGAAGTTGCATCGTCAGTAGGAGTCGATACTCTTAAATTCTTGCTGTTAAAGTAATTATTTGTCCGTCGCTCTGCAAGTTTGACAGGATCTCCTTCTTTTCCTGCTGATAAAGGAAATCTATCAACTTCGTCTAGTAGTGTAATTCTTATCGGTCTACTAGCTAGCCCTGAAGCAGAGTTAGCTCCTACAAATCTTACATATCCTCCCGGATAACTTTTTTCCTGTACAGTTCCTTCTTCAAATCGATTTGTTTTTTTTACCAATTCTCGTAGTATTTTGGTATCTCGAATCATAGGTGCAACTCTTTCCTTTGAAAAAGATTTTGCGTCATCCACAGTAGGTTGTACAAATAAAATCGGACATGGATCCAAGTGCATATATCGTCCTAACACATTTAACAACATCTCCGTTTTTCCAATCTGTGCAGAACACATCATAGTGATTTTCTTAGTTTCAATATCTGTGATACATTCAAGAATTGTGTGCATATATGGAGTTCTATTGGTATCCCACTTTCCTGCCTCTGCGGAACTTTCACGAGATAGCACTCTATATTTATCTGCCCATTCTGCCACTGTTAAATTTTCCGGTGGGGATAAACTTTCTTGAACAATCTTTGCTATTAGTTCTGCAGTATGCTTACTCACATTCATCTACAATTTCTCCTTGATATTCATAGTCTTTTAATTCTTCTAATACTTCTGTAATTTCTTTTTTTAAAATATTTTCTATCTCCAGTTGATTCGTTTGCCCTGTCAGTACAAAACTTAATTTTCCCGGAATTGCCATAAGTTTTGCTTTGAAATGATAGTTCATATCTGCAACTATTCTTACTACATCAGCTTCTGCATGATATTCTTTTTTCAAAATTTTCAGCTTATATTCTTTCAATTCTTTTTCTGCTCTTTTTAATTCAGCAGCTTCATCTTTTCCTGAATTACTTTCCACAAAAATCTGAATCGAATGAAGTAAATCATATTTTCCCGGAGAAACTCTAGCGGCTTTAAAATAATCTCGAACTTTTCTTTCTGAAAATTGAAATAATTTTGCCAATCTGCTTTCTGTAGCAAGTATTTGTTGCATTTTTTCCCTCCAGATTCTCCTTGAAAAATTTTGGCAAGCTCAAAATTTCCCAGCAATTTGATTTTTCCCGAGCCTCCTAGACCCTCTGCCTGTAAAATCTCCCGACAGTACCTTAAATTTTTTCATCACTCAATCAATACCAATTGCTCTTGTTTCTTCTTCTTCAGCTGTTCTGCTCTCATCTCATCCATATAGTTGTAACCAAGCATCGCATTCGTTTCTCTTACTGCTGCATTGATAGCTTGCAATGGATATTCATGTTTGATTGTCTTTCGATGCAATGTTCCTTCTGGTCCTTTTTCATCAATGTATTCAATCGTCTTCACTCCAGCCTTTCCCATATCAATCACAAACTTAAGATGATTCAGTTGTGCTTCTGCACCAAAGCATTCATCATTAAAATATTTCTGTCTTATCTTTTCCATTGTATTTGCTACCATAGGAGCTTTTTCAATATTAGCCGGCTTTGTCTTTGGGCTATATCCGGCTAAGATAGCAGCTTCTTTTTTCCCAATTCCGTTCATTCTTGCCAACACATATTTTGTTTGTTTTTCTGTCAAGCCTTTAAAATTGGATATTATTGCATTTTTTTCTTTTTTTTCAATTTCTTGAATATATTTTTTAAAATCTTCTAAGTAACGATAAATCCAAGAAGTGATTGTATTTATGGATTGTTTCGTTCTTCTCTGAATTTCTTCATATTTTTCTTTCTTTGTGTTCCCAAACTTAGCCACTTCAAGCTTTATATATAGCTCTAGGACTTTTGCTTGAGCTTCCGTAAAGTTCTCTTTCATGGCTATCTCCTTTTTCAGAATTCTTCTTTGATGTCATCTAAATCTTCAAATTCCTCATCAATTTGCTTCATGACATCTTCGATATTAAAACTGGTAAGTTCTAAAAACTCATTTCCTAGCATTTCTAAATCATGTAGTAATTGCTTATAGTCCCATTCTCCTAGTTCAACGGCATGAATTTCTCCAATTCTTAAAGCATGCATTTCTTCTGGAGATAAATCTGTAATTTTTACACAATTTACTTCTTCGATTCCTAGTTCAGCAGCAGCTTCTAATTTTGCATCATCAAAGCAACTAACATAGTCTTCTGTAATAATTACCGGTAAAATCATTCCAAACTTAGCTACTAGTTTTCTGTACAATTCTTTTTGTGCTTCTGTTACGATTCTAGGATTTGTACTATCTCTCTTTATATCTTGGATATTTAATTTTATAATTTCTATGTTTCTCACCTCTTGGTTTCTTCTTGTTTCTAGGATTTGCATATTAAAAATACAAAAATTCAAAATCACTTTCAGGACCGATGTGCCTTATATTGTTATCACGCGAGGAAATTTGTTTTTTCATTGAAAATAAAGACTTTTTTATTTTGGAATTGTCAAAAAAGGCTCATAATTATGATACTTTTTTGTAAAAAAGAAGGTTAAATGCTTTTGATTATTGCATTCAACTTTACATGGTATGAATAGCAGATTGTTAAGAAAGTTCTCAAGCCTTTCTATATTTCCAAAAAAATCTCTTTTTGGAGAAGCTCTTGCTTGAGATTCTAGTAGGATAGTTCTTACCCTAGTCCTGTATCTTTTTATTTGCGGGTAAGATTTTGAAGATGTGTTACTAATAATATCATCCACGATTTTTTCATCTAAAATCCATTCTTGATTATCTCGAATGATTCCGGATAATTCTCTGGATTTAAAATTTTGTAACACTTTGACTAACACATCGTGAGAATAACAAATTTCTTCCACGATAATTTCATAGAGTTGTCTGCTTATTTTTTCTGAAATTTTTTCCTTTAGTTTTTCTATTGTGATTTCTTGAATATATATGGTATTTACTAATGATTTTATAACTGTTTTTGAGAGCCGATGCTCTAATCGTAAGATTGCACCACGAACTTTTGTTTCGTGATTCCGATTATGTTCGTGTCCTTTGCTATATAGTCTTAGTTTCCAACCTGCATATGGCTGAAAAATAAAACCTGTGGTATAATGTTTTTCTTCTTTTGTGTTAAAATTGTAATACTGAACTTTGTTAATATCCTCATACTTCCTAGCCAATGCTCTATAAAAAAAGGAAATAATGTTGTGATATTTATAAAAAGCCCCCACTTTTTCTTGGATACAAAACTCCAAGAAATCATATTTTAATCTTTCCAACTGAATAGGTTCATCAATCAATTGATTGATGATTTGTAATAAGTTTTCCTCTGTTTCTTTTTTCTCCAATTCTGTCGTAACTGGAAAAACATTATCTTGATTTTTTGTCCTCGGATAAGAAAAATCTATCCGAATCGTTGTTTTTCTTAGGGTCGCCCCTCTGTAGCTTTCTTCTACTTTAATTGTGTTTATATTTTTTTGGTTAATGTTATATGTTTTAGTTTTTCTTGATGTATTTTCTGAAATACTACCTGGAAATATGCTCTCTATTTTGGATTTAATAAAATAAATATCGGTTTCTACTTCGACGAAAATCCCAGCTCTATCTAATCCATACATATTTTCCCTATTTCTTTTTTCTTGGAATCAATGGTATTTCTGTTTTTTCGCCGCACTCAGGACAAGTTAAGATTAAAATTTCTTTGTTCAGATCCACTTCTGTTTTTATTTTTCCAACTTCAATCTTATTGCCTTTATATTTAAAGAGAAATTTAGAACATTTACAATACACTCTTCCGATGTAAATGCCGGCAGTATAGTCATACATCCGGATATTCACACCACGTAGAATTTATTTTTTGAAATATCTTAATCTCTTTGTTTTGATATTTTTTCTTTACTTTTTCCAATTCAAGAAGCATATTTTTCTTTCTATAAAAACTTTGTTTAAAGATGATATTCTTGCAGGAGATTCCATTTACTATTTTTTCTCCATCCTGTACTCGAATCATCCAATGAAGTCCTATATCCAATAAATGTTCCTCCTCTCAAAGAATATTCTAATTCTGATATAAAATTTTTTCGACCTGTGATACTGCTTTTTTCTTATTTTTCTTTAGAGCATTTCTTAATCCACAGTCAGTTTTATATGTTGTTTTTTCTCTTAATTCTGTGAATGTCATTTCCAAATCAATCAAAGTTTTCTTTACATTTTTAAAAAAATTGGTTTCTTTGTACTCTTTCATAAAACAACCTCCTTTTAAAAACTTATACCACAACTTTATCTAATAAGCAACTTTTATTTTTAAAAATCTTTTAAGATATTTTTTAGAGATGTATAAAAAATATGATGAATTCAATATTTTTATCCATAAAAAATTTTTTCAAAAAAAATAAAAAAGGCTATAGACATGTGGCAACACATCTATAACCTTAAAAAATTATAGTTAAGAAATTTATTAAGAGTTCAAATTTATATTACTCTCTAATTCCATGGGAACAATTGCAAGTGTCTTTCCCAAAGAAGCCAATATCTTTAATATTGTACTTAACTGTGGATTACTCTTCCCTGTTTCCAACCTCGCTATTACCGGTTGTTTTACCCCAGATATTTCCTCCAATTTTTTTTGTGTAATTCCTTTTTCTTCTCTTGCTTTAATCAACTCTCCTATAATAGATACTCTCAAGTCACTTTCTAAAATTTCTTCTGGAGTAAATAATTCTTTTCGTACTTCGTCCCAATTCCTACCAATTGCATTACTCATAAATATCACCTCTCTCTATTAAGTCCTTTAATTCTTTCTTTGCTTTTTCAATTTCCTTTGCTGGTGTTTTTTGTGTTGTTTTCATAAAAGAGTGTAATAATACATAACTCCCATTTATCCAAGCTACAAATAATATTCTGTCTCTAAGTGGTCTAAGTTCCCATATTTCTTCACTAAGATGCTTCATATATGGTTCCCCTGCTTGTGTTCCATATTTTGATAAAATTTGAATATAATCATTTATTTTATTCAATTTTATTCTACTGTCTTTGTCCTTTTTCTTTGCTAATTCCTGAATATATTCAAGCACTGGTTCTTGTCCATTTCTATCTTTGTAAAAATATATCTTATGCAAGTCTTTTTCCCTCCTTGTTTATGTCCAAATTATAACTTTTAAGTTATAAAAAGTCAAGATATATTTTCAAGAATTATATCAAGAAATCTTCTAAGCTTTAACTTCGTGAGATGAATTGGTACAATTTTTAATTTTTTTTGGTTCTTGGAAATCAATATCAGCTTTTAATAAAATCAATATTTTTGCTACAAAATCAAACCTCGGATTGATTTCTCCTTTTACAAACTTTGAAATAACTTGTTGTTTTACTCCAATTTTTTCTGAAAATTGTTCTTGTGTCATATTATTCTTTTTTAAATAAAGCATAAGTTCCTTGATAATTTTAATTTTTAATTCTCCTACATCAAATGCTAGTTTTAAAACTTCATCCTGAAATAACTCTTTTTTCAACTCTTCCCATAACATTTTTATTCCTCCTCATTTTTTTAACATTTTATGCTATATAAACAATGAAACTATCATATATATCATCTTTTTTAATCTATCCATAATAGTATCAAAGAAACTCTGTGGAAATTTATCTGTTTTCTTAGCACAAATTTATAGTAATATTTTAAAGAAACCTAATTCAAAAATTTTTCTATTAGCTAAAAAATTTTATATTTTACAGATGAAAAATTATATATAAATTTTCTTAAAATTTAAAAAAAATATTTTAAATTCAATAATTTTTTTAAAATAAATTATATCGAAATTTTCCAAATGATTGCTACACAAGCTTTTCCTTGTTATGATTGCAAAATTTGTGGTAAATACCAATAATTTTTCCCAATTCTTTATAATCGTCTTCTTTTTTCACCAAAATAGGATTATAATTTCTATCTTCACTAAATAAAATCAAATTTTTTTCTTCCGTTTCAATTTTTCTTTTTAAAAGCAACTGTCCATTCAAATAAAACACACCTATTTCATTGTGTAAAATTGGAGTATTTTTTTCTATAAAAATAAGGGAATTATCCCCTAATTCTGGTTTCATACTTTCTTCCTGTATCCAAACCCCGCAAATATCCTTACCCTTAAATTCTTCCATTGAAAAATATACTTCATCATATACATCCTCCATTGTTTCACGAAAATATCCAAAAGCTTCTAAGATTGAGGAGTACACTTTTATCTTTTTTAAACTATTATTGATATTATAGTATGTTTTTTCTTCCTGAACCATTTGACTTTCTTTCTCATTTATTTCTTCCTCAGGAAGATATCCAATTTTTTTAAATAATTTTATTTCATCAATTCCATACAATTTACAAAGTCTACTAAGTAGAATTGGATTGGGTGTAGTTCGTACTCCTTCTTCTATTCTTTGTATATCACTTTTTCCACATATTAGCCCTAACTTTTCCAATTTAAATTGAACCTGACCCAAGGTATAATTTTTTTCTATTCTTCTATTTCTCATTAGAGTTCCCAATTCTTTCACATCTTTATCCTTTAACTTCATATTTCCTCCATTTCTAAAAGAATTCTTTTATTTTTATATAATATTATATACTTTTTTGAATTAAAATAATATCTTTTTAGATATTTTTAAAAAAAACGTTGCTTTTTAGATTAAAAAATGGTATACAATAGTAAAATATCTAATTGAATAAAAAATAATGAAATATCTAATTTGCGAAAGGGGAAGTAATATGAAAGTTAAAGAAAAAATCGAAGAACAATTAGAAAAAAGAAAAAATCAATTTATAGAAGTGTTCAAGAAATATGATAATGCATTTGGAGAAGAAAAAAAGAGAGCCAAACAGGAATTGGAAATGGCTGAAACTCGGGTTAGGGAATTAGAGATAGTTTTAAAAATGTTTGAGGAATAAGAAATTCTTATTCCTCTCCATTTCGTAACTACCGAATTATCCACCATAAGAATGTTTACAAGGTTTATATCCTCGTGCTTCTGCTTCAGAACGCTCGATAGGAATAATCTTTTTCGCTCTAACTAAGCCTTTACAGGTTTTGGTAGCATGGTATTTTTTCCCGGTTGGTGTTATGTAAACAGTTTCTGCAAAAGATAATACAGTTAGAAATAAAAATAAAATAGATACTAATTTCTTCAAAATTATTCATCCCCTTTTCACTGACTATTTAATATTATTTTATAAATATATAAGGAGGTTTTTAATATGTCAAAAGTAATTATTTCTGTCGATTTAAGTGAAATTACAACAAATGATTTAATGGAGGAACTTTTAAAGCGTTCCGAAATAAACGATTTTAATGTAATTGATGAATTAGCCTTTCGTTATTTTTTTAAAAAATTAAAACCGGAAAAAATCAAAAAGGCTATGGAAAGCTCTAATAATTTTTAATAATCCATCGCTGTGGATAATTGGGAGTTATCAATTAAAATACGATAGATAACTTCCTTGAATATTTAACATTTACTAAATATGGAGGTGAAATATGAAGAAAAAACATGTATCTAAAATGTCTGTTGATGAAATTATGAAAGCTATAATGTCTGATTATATTGCTGGATTTTCTTTAAAAAAAATCCAGCAAATATATGGAGATTTTGGTGTGCAATATATAAAAAAATATTTACATCAATCTCCTAATTATGCTTGGTATGACTTTTTTAATACTGGAAATAACGACCTTTTAAAACGAGAAATTATGAAAAAGTTTATAAAAGGTAGCTCGAAAAAAGAAATAAAAAAACAGTATGGAGAATATGGACTATTTATTATTTCTAAATTTCTACAATTGCTACCTATAGAAAAAATTTAATAATTATATAGAAAATCATTCGATTTTTTACACTCTTCAATATCTATACCTCTTTGAGAAGCATATTCCAGAGTATTCGGCACTTCTGATAAAAAATCAATAATTTTAAAAGATTCTATTTTTTTATCAGACTTAATAATTATGCGATAGTCATCCAAATTATCATCCTTATTCATTCTGAAAATCAAAGAAATACAGGCAGGAGATTCAGGAGAAATAGAAATTAAATCATTAAAATAATTGATATATTCATCAAAAAAAGATTGGATATTTCCTAAATTCATTTCCCATAATCTCCCGTCTGAAGCAATGCTTTCATACACCATTTTATTCACAGGATAGATGATATTTGGGGTTGATTGATTTTCCAATAAAATTTCATTGATAACTCCGGGAGCTCTATCATACCATATTTGGACTTTCATCATAAAAAAATGCTCATTTCTATACCAAGTCACTGGAATTACTTTTAATTTATTTTTGCCCATAAAAATTTCAATTGCTTTTGCTAAAACTATTTCCGAAACCCCAGTTGGTAAAGAAAAACTTATTGGTAACGACATAAAAAGACTCCCCTTTGAAATATTTTAAATTCTGAATAGTATGGCTCATAAGAAACTTTCAAAAAAAATCCTGCCAGATTGAATGAAGTTTATGGGCTGTACTCTTGAGAATTTAAAGTTATTCATTCAATGTCTGCTCATCCGGGATGTATTCGATTAAATCCTCTACTGTACAATTAAAAAGTTTACATAACTTTTCTAAAGTATCAAAATCTAATCTTTTTACTTTTTCATTATAAAGATTAGAAATTGTCGTAGGGCTCATTCCAGTTTTTTGGGAAACTTCAATAATGGAATATCTTTTTTCTCCCATTAACTTAGATAAATAATTTTTTATCATTTTATACCTCCTTTTTTTGCAATTATACCATTATTTTAAATAGCTTTCAAGAATAATCATACAACTAATTGTATAAAACGCTTGACAAGTTAATTAAATAGTTGTATTATTCATTTAACTAATAAATTAAAAAGCATTATTAGTTATCTAAAAAATGCAATTATATAAATCATAAATATTTTTCAAAGGAGGGATGTGCAGACAACAATTTTTAATAAGGAAGGTGTAATTATTATGGAACAAGAAGTAAGAGAAAAAGTGCTTCAATTTTTACAAGAATTGAAAGAATCTGGGAAGTTAAAAAGTGAATCGGAAGAATTAGTTGAAGATTTACTCGACAGTCTTTCAAAAGAAAAAATTTCACAAGAATTTGAAACTAAGCTTTTCAAAACAATAGAAACTGTAAAGCAAGAATATCTCTATTTTGGAATTTTAGCTGGAAAAGTCCTTGAATAATTCTTTGTAAAAGAAAAAGAGCCCTCCATCACAAAGGCTCTTTCCCCAAAAGTGTTTACTGTCTCACTTCTAAATCTGTATATCAATTATACCAAATAATTTCAGCTTTTACAACAAAAAAATGAAAATTAGGAGGTGTATAAAAAAGGTTAAAGGAGGATTTTATGAACGAATTAGTAAAAATTGAAGTAAAAGATGGACAACAGTTAGTAAGTGGTAGAGAACTACATGAATTTTTGGAAGTAGGGACCCCCTATGACAAATGGTTTCCAAGAATGTGTGAATATGGTTTTTCCGATGGAAAAGACTTTTCGACATTTTTGTCTGAAAGTACAGGTGGAAGACCTGCAACGAATCATTGGCTAACAATACCAATGGCAAAAGAAATTTCTATGTTGCAAAGAACAGAAAAAGGAAAGCAAGCAAGACATTATTTTATTAAATGTGAGGAAGCTTGGAATAGTCCTGAAATGATTTTAGCTCGTGCAAATCAAATTCAATCTCGAATGATTGAGCAACACACTGAAAAAATTAAAATGCTTGAAACAAAAATAAAAGAAGATGAGCCGAAAGTTGAATTTTACAATGAGGTAATAGATAGCAAAAATACCTGTGATATGCAGACAGTAGCTAAGCTTTTAAATTTTAAAAAAGTTGGAAGAAATACTTTATTTGAAATCCTACGGAATGAGGGTATCTTACAAAAAGATAATATCCCTTATCAAAAATATGTAGATAAAGGCTGGTTTCGAGTTTTAGAAATGAAATATAATGATGCTCGAACCGGAGATGTCAGAATAGATTTCAAAACCGTAGTCTATCAAAGAGGAGTTGAAGCTATTTCTCATTTATTAAAATCATTGAATTATCAACAGAATGAGGTGGTAAAAACAGGAAATAAAAAAATCTAGCAATAAAAAAAGAGCCTTCTTAATCTTTCAATAGTGAGGTTCATAATAACACTTTGGACGGTGCTGGACTTTACTATTGAGAAATTAAGATTGCTCTTCGGTAGGTTGTTCTTCCGGGATGTACTCGATAATGTCTTTTATTTGACATTGGAAAAATTTGCATAGTTTAATGACAATTTCAAAACTTACAGTTTCGAGTCGCTCACCATTGTAAATTTTTCTTAATGTTTCACGACTAACATCAACTCGTCTCGATAATTCAGCTACACTTTTTATCTTATGGTCTAGCATAGTATGTCCTAAATTAGATTTTAACATATTATCCTCCTCCTTTGATTAGTTATTCTTGTATTTATGCTAATTATAACATATCTAATTTAAAAATTATAGTGTTTTTTGCCTACTATAATTGGCAAAAAACTATTGACAATGTACGTTATAAAATGTTATAACAATATCAAGATATGTAAAATGTTTATTTTAGTTATTTTTTTACATAATATAAAAGTTTTAAAAATAATAAAAAAATTTTAAGGAGGAGAAACCATAGAAAGCGAAAGAATAATGAGATTGATTCAAGTTTTAGTAGAAAGAGGCTATTTGAAACTAAGTTCCAGAGAAAAGGAAGATAAGCTAATTGCTCAATTAAAAATACTTGAGAAAAAATTATCTCCTGAAGAATTTGAAACATTTGAAAATTTGTTATTTACAACATTTGAAACTGTAGAAGATGACTTCTTTGAACTGGGAAGATTAGTGGGAGAAATGCTTGAAGCAGAGTAAAAAAAAATGAGAGCCCTCGAACAGCTCTCACTTGATAAAAGTGCCACAAAACACTTCTAAGATTTGATTTATTATACCATTATTTCTTATAAATTTCAAGGTTTTCTCTAAAAAAGGAGGAAATTTTTATGAAACTATCACAATTAAAAAAGGTTATCGGCTATTTTGGAAACATCACATTCAAGGAATTAGAAGATATTATCTTATCTTCTCCAAAATTAAAAGAGCTTATTTTAGGTGATGTGGAATGAGTTATCCAATCACAGTTTATCTGGTTTTTAATCCGGAGGGAATGTGTATGTCTGCTTATACTAGCAACTTTGAAGCGGAAAATACAGTAGCAGACAACATCGCTGCTTTTGGATATGGTTGGAAAGTAGAACCTGTTTCTCTTTCTGTTACAGCAAAATTTTATGAAAGATTAAAACACATCTTTGAAAATCAAGTTACTGAAGAAGATGTCATTGAAGCAGATACCGGAGAAGTACAACCAAAGAAAAAGAAAAAATTATTAAAACATAAAAAATAAAAAAGGAATGTTTTAAGTATTACAGCGTTTTATAAAGGGGGAGATTTTATTTCTTTGGAGTTGGTGCTGATGGTTTTGGAGTCGAAGGAGTTTTGGTTGCAACTTCCGAGTCATTTGATGGTCTCCATATCGGTTCTTTCTTGTCAGGCATAGAATCCCTCCTTTCCTGAAAAATATTAGTTTTCTGTATCCTCAATTTTTATATACTCAATTACAAAGTTTTCTGGTTTTTCACAGAGATAAAGAGCTTCTAACTCATAATTTCCATCCTCTGTGCTGACCGTAACGTTTTTTAGCAACATTTCGATATAAGAATCATTGAGAATATCAACAGTTTGTATATATCCTATGTAATTCAGTTTCTTGTTTTGATAACGAATACATACCCAATGACTTTGTAAATAATTCAGATTTGAATCTTTGGTAGAAATAATATTTTTCAAAATATACTTGTTTCCTGTGGTAGTAGAAATCTTTAATTTTCTCAAAAGACAATGAAAAAGTTCCTTTTTTATCACAAGGATAAGAAGAATTGAAAATCCAATCGATAAACCTAGTGTTGCCAAAATATCTATACCGGATATTTCAAACTTTTCACTGTTAATTTGAGAAAAAATATCATTGATTTTAAAAATATATGCATACAAATAGGATAAAAGACCGAGTACAAAGGAATAAGCAATTCCTTCTGCAACCTCTAGCTTCTTATCACTTTTGATAGCATAGTTAATCACAATAACACCTACAATACCGGGAAAAAAGATAATTAGTAATTTTAAAGTAAAAACATCCATAAAATACCCCCTTTATTAAACACTGTAATACTTATATTATATTTATTTTCTTTTAAATTTCAATCATTTTTTACAAGGAGCAAACTATGACGAAAAGATATTACTGGCTCAAGTTGAAAGAAGATTTCTTTGAGCAAAGAGTCATAAAAAAATTAAGAAAAATAGCAGGTGGCGATACTTACACAATCATCTATCTTAAATTACAGCTATTAGCAATGAAGAATGAAGGAAAATTATTTTTTGAAGGAGTAGAGGATAATTTTTCTTCTGAAATGGCTTTAGAGTTAGATGAGAGTGAAGAAAATGTGAGTGTCACTCTAAGCTACTTAGAGAAAAATGGACTCATGGAATTGGTCTCAAGTGATGAATATTTTCTCCCTCAAGTTTTAGATGTAACAGGTAGTGAAAGTGCCAGTACATTGAGGAGTAGGAAATCAAGGGAGTTAAAGAAAGCGTTGCAATGCAACACTACTGCAACACAATGCAACAAATTGCAACAAATTGGTAACGTAGAGATAGAGAAAGAGATAGAGAAAGATAGAGAGATAGAGTTAGAGATAGATAGAGATATGGGAACAATATCACAACATTTTTCAAAAGAAGCAATGCAATCATATTTTCAATATCTTTGTCATCGCTTCAAGCAAGTAAATATCAATCCTCAAAGTGTTCTTGATATTTCTATCAAGTGTCAAGAACTGGATTTAAATCCGTTGTATGAGATTTACAGGAGCTCATTTCTGCTCGGAGATGTCAAAGGGGAATATGAAATGACATTACGCTCTTTCTTAAAACTTGACATTTATGACAAGATGAAAAATGGATTGTATCGAAATAAGCAACTGAAAGCAAAACAAGGGGAAGAATTTGAAAGCACCGCTTTACAAATGTTGAAAGAATTAAAAGCTGGAGGGTCTTCATGATACTAAAAACTTTTTTACAAGGAATGACAATTGTAGAAACTGTTCTTTGTAAACAAATGACAAAATCACAAATAGACATCTATTTCAGATTGCTGGAAGATATTCCGGATAAAAACTTCATATCCGGTATTACACGCCTTATGCAAGAGAGAGTGTATACCAACATTCCTTCTCCTGCAGAAATTCGTAATTACTGCTTAGAAAATCGTGAAAATGACTTACTGGTTAGGGCTTCCGAAGCAAAGATAAAATTAAAAAATGCTCTTTGTCAAATTGGAACTTATGATACAGTCGCATTTGATGACCCGGTCTTACATCTTTTAATTCGGGACTTAGGCGGTTGGTGTAAAGTAGGGTCTATGCTGGAAAAAGACTTTGAAGATTTTATGAAATTCAAATTTGAAAAATTGTATATTGCTTATGCAACTCGCCAAAATACGAATATTCCAACTAAATTTTATGGAATCAATCACTCCGAGAATATTGTGTACATTGGCAACGAACAAAAAACAATCGCATGGATTACAAACTATGTATCCAAGCGTGGAGAAAACAACATCGAATCCAAGGCAGATGTTACAAATTCTCTGCTGGAAGGGGAAGGAGGAATCACATGTCTAGTGAAGTCATAAAAATTGATATGCCACTAGATGAATGGAACAAAATATACAAAATTTTTCAAGAATTAAATATGGATCCGGAACCATACAAGGTTTGTAGAAATTATGGAAAATTACGTTATGAATTAGCTTTATTGAAATTTGGAATGATTAAAAAAAAGGATTTTCCGGGTCCGGAAAAATATATATTTTGTAGAGAATAGGAGTGATGAAATTGTTAAGAATAAAAGCATATCATAAAGCAGAAAAAAGAATGTACAAAGTAGCAAGTATGAATTGGGAATCACAACAAATTACAGTATTTGACAGAGAAAAAGGATTGAAATGTTTTCATTTTTCTGAGGTTTCTGTCTTAGAAAGAAGTCCATACACTTTTTTAGAAAATGATAAATATAGAGCAATTTTTAAAGGTGATTTCTTAATTGCAACACTAGGGGAAGGAAGAAGAATTTCAGGAGTTGTCAAAAGGCAAAAATGCGGTCTTTGGATTTTAGAAAACAAGAAAACAAAACTAGAAATTCCATTGAGTTTTCTTTTCAAAGAAGAATGGAAAATAAAAAATCTGAATAACTCTTTAATCTATTTTCAAAGAAAAAAATAAATAGGAGGCGAGCATGGAAAGAATTGTATTAGTCAAAAATAATAAAGGCGGAGTTGGAAAGTCATGGTTAGCTTTACAACTTGCAGCCTATCAAGCATATCGTGGAAACATAGTCTTAATTCTTACCAGCGATTCACAAAACAACATTTTCAATTTTGCAGGTTATAAAAAACCTGAGAAAACGAAAATGAAAGGATTAGAAGATGCTATTAGGGGAGAAAATCCAATTTGGTATCAATTAAAAGAAAATTTGTTTTTTCTCCCTCTAAAAGGCAGCCATTTAAAAAGCACAGATAAAGAAAATTTTAAAAAATATATTGCTATGATAAAGAAAGAATTTAACTTTGATTATATCGTGATTGATGGATCTCCGGTGATGTATCTGGACAATGAGTTTATGGAAGTAGCAGATGATATTATCATTCCAACGTTCCTAGATGCAATCACAACCGACTCAGTACTTTCAATGTTGAAAAATGTCGATTTTAACAAAGTCCGAGCGATTATTCCAAACCGAGCAGGTAGAACAAAGCTTGAAAAACTGTACTATGAAAATTTGAAAAATAACTTAAAAGGAAGTGGAATTTTACTCACAATTCCAATTGCTCAAAGTAGTATGATTGGAAAATTGATTGAAAAAGGAAAAACTGTTTTTGAAAGTAAATCAAAACACTTAGACTTTATGAAAAGTACTTTTCGAGACATTTGGGATGTGATTGAAGATGAATGATATTATGACTGCATTTCAAAATGAAATTCAAAAACACTCTCAAAAAAGCACCTTTGATTTCAAAAGTTACGAAATCAGTGAAGTGGATATTGCTACTGTTTCTGAACAGGAAAATATCTTTTTCAACAGTTTCAGAAAGTACAGGAAAAATATGTACTCTATGTGTGAAGCTTTATCTGTCATAGAAACAACACTAAAGGCTACGAATAGCTTCATGGCATGGTATGAAGCTGCAGGGTTAAGCAAAGACATGGTCTCTGTCATGCTGAAGCGTTGGAATTTATTTAAAAGCTTTGAAGACCACAAAGATAAAATATTTTCTTTGAGTGACCAAGCGATTAAAATTTTGACGCATAAAGATGTCTTGTATGATGACGCTCTAGCTATCTTACAAGGAGATATTACAAAAGCTCAAGACATCAAGCAAATACTAGAACCAGTGATGGAGAATAACTCCCTAGAATTTAAAAAAACTGGGCAAAAATATTTTAATTTCAAAAAAGTACAGAAAATAGAAAAGAGATTAAAGAAAATTCCGGATGAAGAAATTGATGATTTCAAATCAGAGTTGAAAGAATATATCAAAGAATTACAAGAATTACTCAAATATCGAAGATATGATATGTCAAAGACAGACGATGAAAATCAACACACTATTGATGAAATGTTATAAGGAGTTGTTATGAAAAAAATAGGATCTTATTTTTATGAGGAACAAACATTATTTCAATATTTAAAAAAATTATGGAAAAGATTTTGGAGAGGTGAACGCTATGGAAATTAAAATTCAAGCAGAAGTATTTAGAAAAATAGAAATCTTAAAAAATAGAATTTTGCCGTTTATAAGAGAGCCATTCGAAGAAAAATTTGAATTTGATGATGACTATGCTGACTATGATGGAGTATCCCAAACTTTGTCTATAGATATGATTATAGACGGTGTCTCTATTCCATTTAAAGTAAATGGAGATAACATGGTACTCATAACCACATGTGAGGAAGCTTCTGACTTTGATTTTCAAGAAATGACAGAAGCAGAATTTTGGAAAGCTTTATACTTTTTTAGAAAATTTCAATCTTGAGGAGGTTGTATTTATGAAAGTAGTTAGAAATGAAAAAGCAACAGAACAAGAAAAACAAATTATTTTAAAAACATTATTAGAGATTGCAAAAGCAGAATTGAATGTGGCATAGATTTAAAGGAGTGAGAATAGGAATTGGGTTATGACATAAAGACGATAAGAGAAGAATTTAAAAATAAAGGAATATATCATACTCCGGAGGGATTAGCAATAGAGCTAAAAAAATGGATACCCAAAGATTTTACTTTTGATGAAGTTTATGACCCGACTTGTGGAATAGGAAACTTGTTAAACATTTTTGATGAGAACATCAAGAAATATGGACAAGATGTAGATGAAACACAAATTGAAATAGCAAAAAAGAAACTTATCAATGCAGAATTGATTGCTGGAGATACTTTACAATCTCCAGCATTTCAAGGAAAAAAATTTAAACTCATTATGGGAAATCCACCTTTTTCTTTGAAATGGACTCCGCCAATTGATAAAAATACAGATGAACGATTTGTGAATGCTCCAACAGTGCCAACAGCAGCAAGAGCGGATTATGCTTTTTTACTCCATATCTTGCATTACTTAGCTGATGATGGAATTGCTATTGTGATAAACTTCCCGGGGATTTTGTATCGGGGACAACGGGAAAAAGAACTCCGGAAATGGTTTGTAGACAACAACTATATTGAAAAAATAATTTATATCCCGGGAGATACTTTTATAGACACCAAGATTGCGACAGTAATATGGGTATTGAGAAAAAACAAAGAAACAACAGATATTGAATTTTTTTCAGGAGAAGAGAGAAATATCATTTCTTATGAGAGTGTAGTAAACGAAGGGTATAACTTAAGTGAATCTACCTATTTTCAAAAAGAAGAAGAGAAAGAAATAATAGACCCCGTAGCCATCGAATTAGAAGCACGACAAGGTGTTGTAGAAGCTTTAATAAAACAATTAGAATTTTCAAGAATGGTCTGCATTATTGAAGGTTGGGATGTATCCAGTTTCTTACATTTTTTAGAAACCATTGAAAAAGCACTGAAAAACTATAAGAAAAAAATACAGATAGAAAACAAAACTTTATTTTGAAAGGAGTGGAAAGATGTCTAAAATTGTTGATACATACCTTGAAACACAAGATTTTCATGAAACAGTAAGAAGATGTAAAATATCTCCCTTGATTGCACATCTTACACTTGCAAAAGCTGGAGTTTTAAAAATACATGACAAGATAAACTATGGAACGAAAGCACAAGCACTAGGTGGAAGAGCTGAGGAATATTTTCAAAAGCTTGTCCCTGAAGCAATTGATGCGAATCGTTTTTGGAAAACAAATAATCCTGTTTATGATTTTATGTTCAAAGGTTTAAAAATTGATGTCAAATATTCTTCTTTACGTCCACATACGAATACACCTTGCTGGTGTGCCAGAGTAAGTGGAGAACAAGATATTACAGTTATTTTTTTAGAAAGAGACAAGGGGACAGAATTAAAAGACCCATATATTTTGTTAATACCAAGCGGATTTGTGAGTGTAAAAAATACTATGCACATCTCAAAGAGTGGTCGCTGGTTAAGTGAATTCCAAGTGGAAGCAGATGAGTTAAATAGCATATTAAATGATTATGCTGGTGTACTGGAGGCTTAAATGAAAAAAATATGTATCATTTTATTTTTACTTATTTCACTCTCTATATTTGCAAGTGAAGATAAGATCATTGTGAAAAGTTATTTAGTTTTGAAAAATAGCAATGTTTCTATTGAAAAAGATTCAGAATCTCTACTCTTAGAATATCAGAAAAAAGGATATAGATTGCTGATGATGGATATGGCTGCATCAAAGAATTGGCTTTATGTATCTTATCATTTTTATAAAGACTGAGAGGAAAAATTGGATTAGGAGGAAAACGATGTGTAAATGTAAGGGAGATGACATATGAAAAAAGTGGCTATCTATTGCAGAGAGTCAACAGAAAAACAAGACATTGATAGCCTCGTTTCATTATGTGAAAAACAAGCTATCAAACTGGGTTTCAGAGAATATAAAATATACAGAGATATAAAGACTGGCTATTCTAGCGAAAGAACAGAATACATAAATTTAATCGATGATATAAAAGCAAACAAAATCAATGTAGTAATTACTTATGAAAGTGCAAGATTGGGAAGAGATGAATTAGAGCATCATATTCTTTATAAAATCTTTAAAGATTACGGTGTAAAAGTTTATAATATGAGTCATGGTTGGGTGGATCCAAATAATGAAGATGACTTGTTTCTCGAAGGATTATTAAATTTACTAGATGCTAGAGAGGGAAGAAAAACTGCTAGAAGAGTTCGTGATAGAATGAAAGAAATCTGTCAAAGTGGCAGATGGACAGGTGGACCAGCTCCATTCGGGTATTGCTTAAAAAACAAAGAATTATTTATTGATGAAGAAAAGGCTATCATAGTAAAAGAAATCTTTAGGCTTTATTTGGAAGGTGTCCCAAGCTCAAAGATAGCAGAAATATATAACTTTGAATCAAGACAAATTAGAAGAATGTTATCTAACCCAGTTTATGCTGGGAAATTAAAATATCATCAAGTGAGAATTGAAAATAAAAAGAAAATAGAATCAAAAGAATATGAAATTTATGATGGAATTCATGAAAAAATTGTATCTGAAGAAACTTTCAATATCGCTAACAATATGGTAAAGAAGACATCTACTACAAGATTTACTTATCCTGCTGTTTTTAGAAATTTACTATACTGTAATTGTGGAAATAAGCTTTACCCGAGTATTGGCTATGGTCGCAGAACTTATAGATGTGTTCATAACTGTTTACGAGTAGTCTATGAAGACGAAGTTCTAGTTGATGTCATAGAGTCAATGGAAAATATTCTTAATCAAATTGATTTAGATAATATTGATTCTCAAAAAAAAGAACTGGAAGAAAGAACTGTTTTTTATAAAAAAAATCTAACTTCTTTAAAAACTCAAATAGAAAATTTAACTAGGAAGTATATCTCAGAACAAATATCAGAAGAGCTATATGACAAATTGAATAATGAATTGTCTGAGAAAGTAAAGTTCGCCACTTCCGAAATTGAAAAACTAAATGCAAAGTCTCTTCACGTTGATTCATCAGTTAGCAATAAAAAAATTATTCTAAAATATTTGGAAAAAATAAAAAAAGAAGAAGATAAAGATAAAATGAATCAATTTTTCTCTTTAATTATTGATAAAATTGTCTTTATAAATGGATACAGATTTATTATCTATATGAAAATTTAGAAAGAATGGAAAAATAGAAATTCCATTCTTTTTCTATTATTCTTGACAAAATAGAAAAAAAGATTTTTTGATTCAAAAAAATCTTTTTTTATTTCATTTTTTTATTTATTTTCAATATTTATATTAAATATAGATGGATTTTTTAGAATAAAAACATCTAATAAAAAATAATAATATTTGCCTTTTTTTTTGATATAGTTTATTATCTAAAGTATTGAAGTGGGGGGAGAAAAGGAGGAATAGTATATGGCAAATTCTGGAAGTTTTATTGTTGATATTAAAGATATTCATTTAGATTGGGGAATTGACCGAAATCCTGGGAGAGATCGTGAGATAGGAGAAGGATATATAAAAATTCCTATATCTGATGCACAGAGACTAAATCTTTATAACAGTAAATTTGGAAATGGAGTTTTTATTGAAGGTCATGATGAGTATGGTAAAAACTTATTTCATGCAAAATTTGTAGATGGTTTTTTAGAAGGAAAGGATGTTATTTTAAAAACAAGTGGAAATTCTGGAGTTGGAAGCACAAACTATGTGTACGCTAAAAATTTACATGGTGCAGGAGATTTGAAATTGATTAAAAATTGGTTTCTTTATGCCAAAGCTACTACAAACAACAAAGTTAGAGTTACCGTAATTTCACCTGATACAATTCAACTAGAAATAATATAAAAAAGAAGAGGACTCCCCCCTTCTTATTTTACCTCCCATTTTTCAGGAACATTTTCATATTCAATATTAGCAAAGGTCTTCAAAATAGCTTCAAAGATTATTTGAGCTCCATGAGGAGGGACAGCCATTCCTATTTGTTTTCTTACAGATTCCTTTTTCCCTATAAATTCATAATCATCCGGAAAGGTTTGAATTCTAGCTCTTTCTCTATTCGTTAAAGCTCTATTTTCTGCCCAATGATAACCATGTGTACCACCCCCACCACTTGCAGTAATAGTATATGATGGTTTTTTAGAATCCAACCTTCTATAAATTTGACTTAATTGAACATTCGATTTTATTTGAAAATCTCTTGGAACTTCCTCACACCATACATTTTTACCTTCTGGAATATACGATAATCTCTCTATTACTTTTCTATTATGTATTGGAAATTCATGATTAGTTGCTGATTTAGGAATATTTTCGATTGCTTCTTTAGATGTAATATATTTATCTTTTGTAGTCGGTGCTGGAACTCTAAATTTCAATTTTAAATCATTTCTAATTCCAACTATAATGATTCTACTTCTAAATTGAGGAACTCCGTATTCCTCAAATTGATATAAATGAGTAGTCAAATCATATCCATATTCTCCTGCCATTGCAAGTTCCTTTAAAATTTTATCAAAATCTTTTCCATTATTAGAAGTCTTTAATCCGGGAACATTTTCTGCAAGAAACCATTTTGGATTATGTATATTCAATACCTTAACTCCATATTTATATAATTTTCCATAATCTCCTTTTGTTCCTTTTTGTTTTCCAACTTCACTAAAATCATTGCATGGAAAACCAAATACAAAGCAATCAATGGGAGGTAAATCTTCAATCTTTATTTCATCTACACTCTTATTTATAACACTATTTGGGTTTTCCGGACATATATTTTTCCTAAATGTTTCACAAGAATCAAAATCTATATCATTAGCCCAAGTATGCTCTATGGAAAAAATCTCTCCATTATCCTTTTTTACTCTACTTGATACAGCTGCAAGTGATAATCCTCCAGGTCCTGAGAATAATTCCCCTTTTTTAAAAATCAAGTTCCTTCCCTCCCTTTTTTGATTACATTTTACCAAAAAATAATATAAAATGCAGCTACTTTTTTTTAATTTTAATAAATATTTTATAAATTATTTCTAAAATATATTTATATTTGATTTTTCTTTAAAATAATAGTATATTTTTTATATCCATTTCTTTTTGGAAAATATAACTATTATGAAATTTATAATTTTAGTCTATATTTGACCATTCGGAGATGGAGTTGGAATTATACATAAAGACTGACAATATTGCCATGAAATCTAAATAATAAAACCTGAGAAAGGATAAGGATAATACAATTTCAAGTTTCTTGATATTACTTCTCATTCCTTATCCTCCATGTATATATAAAATAAATACATAGAATATATAGCATTCCGACAGGGAAACAAAAAAAGGACAAGTACCAAAAATTATGCTTATCCAATATTCTTCCGATGACAACTTGAAAAAAAACTAAAAAAATACTGGACAAAGAGCTTATCAAGGACACTACCGAAGATCTAACATCATCCGGAATAAAAAAATGCATACTTCCAAAAATCAAAGGAATTATGAAACCATTGCTTAATGACAAAATAAACATAAAAGAAAGATAAGCTTTCAAGTTTGAAGAATCATAAATATAGACTAAAGATATTGGTATTAAGATACTTGCTAAGAAATAAACAAAATATGTCCTCATATTTATATGTTTCACTATAAATCCGCTGACAGCCATTCCAATCAGGAATAAACTTTGAACAAATCCGAGTTTACTTTCCAAAATTCCCAAAGAATTAGCCCTAGGTTGCCAAATAAACAAATAAATGGAGTAAAAAATATAATGAAGTGTCATTGCCAATGTATAAACCCATAATTTATGTTCCTTCCAAAAAATGCCTATACTTTTTTTTCCGATTTTTAGTAAATCTCTTTCTTCACTTCTATTATCTTTAAAAAAAGAATAAATAAAAACACCATTTAAAATATACAAGCATCCAGCTATCATCAATATAGTCTTATACTTCAAATCAAAAGGAGCTATTAAAAATCCAATAAAAATACCTAAAAAATTAGTTGTATATTGGGTTTGAGCGTTTACTTTCATAATACTTTCTTTTCTTTCTAATTCAGAAAGTCCTTTTTCATCTAGTGTATGAATGAACCAAGGAAATAATGTTCCACTTACTTGAGATTCTCCTACTCCTAAAATAATTGCTCCGGAATACAAAAGAAAGATATTCTCACTTATCATCATAAAAAGGGAGAGCCCCATAAATAACATCCCAATTGTAAAGATTTTTAATCGACCATATTTGTCTGCGAAACCACCTGTCGGATAATCAAAAATCATTTGTGAAAATAGGACTATTGACCATAAAATTCCAATCTGATAATTTGTTAGACCCTCCTGCAACAGATAAGCGGTTATAACAGAACCATAAAGAATCGAAGAAATTTTAAGACTACTCTCTCCCCAAAGTAAAGCAATTACATTATTTCTGCTCAT